TCAAAAGCTAAGCGAGAACTCCCAGCTGGGCATAACCCAGCGCGTGCCTGCAGTAGGCACGGACCTTGTGGTATCGGGAGAAGTGGTCGCCTCTTGTCTACCAGTTTCCTGGTTAGACATCGGGCTTGCACCGCTCCGCAAGGTCCAAGCTAGCAAGACTCCATCACAAGCCGGGAGGCTACGTGACGGGAAGACCATAACTTTACAAGATAAGCCAAGGTTCACATCTTGGCGTCGAGTAAAGAACCGATCCGCAGGGACAACCCAGCCGTCGTCACCCAGCGTGCCCAAAGGCAGCTGGAAGACTTTCGACCAAGTTGCTGATCGATACGCGCAAAGCCAAGCAGAGGAAGTCCACATTAATAGTGAGCTCCCTTCGCTTTTGGCAAAGGCGTACCTAATCAGACGGTTACCGAGACGAAGCAACTCAACTTCGCTCTCGATGGTCTCTTTCTGATAAATCGGTGTGACGTTCTTCTTGTGGAAGAAATGCTCCCCACAGCTTTCAAAGAACTCACCGCCAACAAAGGATTTCTCCTCGTTGACTGTGAATCCCAAGAAGCCTAGGCAGCTAATCACCTGCTCTGCACATTGTGCTGGGCATATGATGTCATCACCGTAAATCAGAACCTTGCCACCTGGTTTGGACATGTCCACTACTGAGCTAACCACAGCCCAGAAGATTAGGGATTCGAGTTCAAAAGTAAACCCGTTTCCCATGGACGAAAACTTCTCTAAGACAATCGTGGTCCCATCCGGCATCTCTGCCTTAGGAGACCTCAAGTCGTCGAGAAGCATTGCCCATTCCAGAGGAAGGAGATCGTAAACGACTTCCAACGCTACGGTGTCACTAGCCGCCTTAAGATCTAAGGTAGCAAGGTCTTCCTCGAAGGCAACTTTTGCGCCTTCTTGGTTCAGACTCTGGTCGTCCAGATCGACACCAACCCGTTTCAGCCTACTTCGAAAGTAACCGCCCACTCCTTTTTGAAGGAATGAGTTGGCTCTCGGTTCGACCGCAATAATGCGATGGGTTTTCGCATTTTTAGGAACGGCTGAGACCCGACACGCTTCCACTCTCGTGGTTGCGATTGGGCCTATCGCTGCCGACCAATGACGGTCGGTATCGAGCACAGAGCGAAACAGCTGCTCTGCTTTCGACGTTACTGCAATTGGAAGTTCTTTCATCTTCGTGTCGACAAAGGCACGACGTCGAGGGATCTCATACGTCGCACCCGGTCCCCACCCAAACCACGGCTCTATCTTGAATAGACTCATCGGTCCAAGCAGCTTGCTAATTTTACGCCTTGCTGTCGATATGACAGAGGCGGTGAACCAATCAATCGGTTCACAGCGAGCTTTTCGGATTCGACGATTCGTTTCTCGACAGGTGTCTTCAGCAGTTTTGAACTTCTGAAGTGCCTCGGCTTCCAGGTCCAGCCCGGTGTTCAGTCCCTTCCATTTAGAAAGGAAACTGACTACCAGGTAGTCCTTTGCGAAAGCCTCGGGGTCGTGATAATCCTTCGGTTTAATTTCCATCTTGGCGAGTGCGAGCTGGTCATGCTCGAAACGCAACCAAGCACCGAGGGACACTGGGGAGTCAACTCTCTTGCAAAGCGCGAAAAAGATCTCGCGCATCAGGGGAAACCCTGCTTGCTTGACCATTGAGGATCTCCTGATCGTGGTTTGTTAGAACACGTTCTGGAGATTTTCCACCATGTTGGTGAGCTGCGTTTCCGCCAGGAGGAAGTCTGCGTACTTGCGCAGGTCTTTCCTATCCTGGAGGAGCGCACGCTCACTCATGATGAACTCAATGTTGCATCGCGGCGTGTAGGCGATCGTCGGACTCGGAGTGTATCCCGAATCTGCGACACCCAGCGCCTCAACTTTCGGGGTGTGAATCCCGACTTTGATGCGGTTGACTCGCTTATCCGAATTGCTTCCGGCTTGAGCGGGGGTAGGACGGACCAGCTGCATCGAAAGCCGATTGTAGGCGATCGATGCGGTGCCAGTCTGATCTTCCCACCACCAAGTCCCGGAAGCATCCGGACCCAACGGGATGAAAGTGTGAGCCACAGGAGTTGCCTGTGCGTCGTTCAGAACGATATTCGCGACTGCGGACATTAGGTATACCTTTACTTTGTGATGATAACCACGAAGTGGTCCTCTCACGATGGAAAAGTGAAACCGCTGCTAAAGCGATCTCCGTCTGTTACGACGTGCGTATAGCTCGCATACGTGTTTTACGAGACGATCTCTCGAATACTGCCACTACCTCTTAAAGCTATGCAACTGTTGGCTTAAGAGGGCTGCGGCCGAGATGAGACGGGACGTTGACAACTTCGCATTAAAAGTTGGCGCCCGGGGCATCGGCATTGATCCGAAGACCAATCGCTGAAAATCCCTAACCTCGGAGTCTCCTTTTGCTCCACAACTGAACCCATTCGTCCCTCCACCTGCGGTCTCAACAACACGCTGTTTTGACAGCTTGGTGCGATAACCGCCGGTGAAGGACGTCGAGTACAGTAGGCTAGTCTCCATGTTCCTCAAATAACCTCC